TCGTATTCTCTTTCTCCACGAGCCATCTTTTCCGCAGTCAAAAGTGCTGCTTGTGACATAGCTTCTTTTTGTCTTTGTTTATTTGAATATATTTTGCTTCCAGTATTTATTGCTAATTTAATTGCTGATAACCACATTATCCTACCACCTTTCCATCTTTCCACTCCATATCAGGTAATCCATTATCAAATTTTTTACCATCATAAGTTAAGATTTGTTTTCTGTTTGATCCTTTTTCATTATAACTTACATGAATCCAACCACCTGCTGGATCATTAGGATTATAAAACTCGAGAATACATTGATCAAAATCAACATTATTTACTAACCAATATGCGACCTTAATATTTGGTACACCAGCTATCTCAAAATCCACTGCTTGCCCTTTAGCATGTTGAGATGTTTTTTTTGATCCGATAGCTTCACATAATTCTTCTGACCTATATCCAGAAGTCACTGTTATTGGCTTATCAAATTTTGCTCTTACAGGCTCTAGTATTTCATAACATACATTTTCAAGATTTTTAATATCCCCAGCACCTGGAGTATTATCAATCCCTTTCCGAGTTGCTGTCATGCTCTTGGTAAATTCTTCAAGTTTAAAATGCTTACTTAATTGCATATATTTTCCCCCTTAAATTTTGATTATTAAGTTGTATATTATTGTTGCCATACCAACTATTAACATAGCTGTTGATGACATTACAATCTTTTCTAATCTTTCAATTTTACTATTAGTTTGTTCTTGCATAATTCTACACAGTTTTTCATGGTCATCTATCCTCTGATGAGCAGTACTGCTTGAATATGTTCTTTTAACTTTTTTCTTTACTGATCTAGACATATCTATCTCCCTTGTCCACGATATTTCTTAAAATTTTTTTTTTCACTTTTGTTCATATTTTTCTTATGTCTTCCTATCTTTTTTTTTGTAGTTTCTACATAAGTATTTACACCAAATAATGGTTTTTTTGCCATAGTTATTTTCCTTTAGCCCAATATACCTATTTACTCACAGATGGCTCTCTACGAGCTTCTATGGAGCTTTAATTGGCAATAAAATGGACTATTTAAGTGTTTTTTCTAAATAAAGGATAAAATCCATTGATTCTTCTTGTGCGTCTTTTACCCAATCTTTGTATGGCTTTTCATTATCTGACATTGTTTTACCAAACCTAGCCATACCCTCTTTATGTCGTTTGATATGTTTTCTTATAATTCTATTTACTATTGGGTCATTAGTGATATTTCCCTCAATAGCTTGTTTTAATTTTGTTTTTAAAAACTCATTTTGAACAGTCAATCTTTTAATTTCGCTATCTTTATCAAGCATCTTTCTTTTTTCTTTCTACTATCGGTGGTCTAGTATAACTTTTAATTCCTA